AGAATTTACTACAACTAGTATAGATAATTGGGCAGCTCAATGTGCTAAAAAAGTAAGTTTGACAAACGCTAAAGATTATGATGTAATAGCATTTAAGTCAGAAAAAACAAATTTAGTAATACATTTTGGAATGTATTTAATGCCATCCAAAATGCTGCACATCGAAGAAGGGGGAATTTCGCGTGTAGAGACTCTATCAGACTATTGGGTAGAGAATATACATTCGATTTATAGACATGACAACTTGGTATAATAAATACAAAGATTTTCCATACTTACATTTAGGTAATAATGCTGAGACAGGGATTGATTGTTTTAATCTCTGTAAATTAGTGTATCTAAATGAATTAAAGATAGACATACCGTATACTAGTGATCACTTTTGTAAAATTATTGATGAAGATTGGTATAGTAAGACTCATACACGGTATTTTGAAGAAGGCGGAGCTAATACTGCAACTTATGGTTGGAGAAAGATTAGAGGAGAACCTAAACTTTATGATCTTATAACTATGAGTTTAGGAGCTACTAATGTAACGAATCATTGTGCTCTATATGTTGATAGAAATAGGATACTACAAACAATGATTAAGCATAAAAGCTGGGTAGCTCCCTATGGAAATTATTATAAACAATATACTACGGGGGTGTATAGATGGAAAGATTTATAAAGCTAAAAGAAGATATGAACGCACACTCTATGTTAGATTATCCTAGAGAGTGTGTAGGTATTGTTACTAAAGATTTTACCTACATACCTTGCGCAAATATATCTCCAGCCCCTAAAGATAGTTTTATACTAGATCCAGCAGATTTAGTAAGGCATGACGAAAATATATGGGGTATTTTTCACTCACATCCTGGTGATGAAAATCCCATTCCAAGTAAAGAAGATAAAGTCAGCGCAGCTTTTCAAGAATATAGATTCTTAGTAGGGTTTGATAATAAGTTTTATATATACTGGTTAGACCATAACGTAGACGCACTCATATTTGATGAGTTTAAGGAAGAACATCTTGTTAATTAATCTTAAAGTACACTCAGCATATAATAAATTCTTTGATCAAAAGATATATTCTTTTGATGCTAATGTAGCTTCAGATGTTTTAGACTATCTTAAAGGTGTACATCCTAAATTTGCTAAATATATGGTAGAAGTAAACTCTGATGAAGCAAATGAGTCATTTTCTTTACTTGATAAAGATTTAAAGCAAATTACTGCTGATATGCTATTAATTAAACATTTTAAAGATGGTGAGACAGTACATTTAGTTCCTACTATTTCAGGTGCAGGTGGTAAAGCTAGTAAGATGTTTGCTGTATTTGCTATTGTAGCATTTGGTATGGCTACCGGTGGTGCTGGTTTTGCAGCACTTGGAGGAATAGGGGGTGCAGCAGGAGGTGCAGGCGCAGGAGCAGCAGCTGGCGGTGGTGGATTTCTTGGTACTATGTTAGGTGGCGGTGGCGGTGCTATGGGTTGGTTAGGAAGAATAGGTTTAAATATTGGTATGTCTATTATTGGTAGAATGTTCCAAAAATCTCCTGCAGCAAAACAACAACAAAAAACAACTGAATCTAGTGTGAGAGATAATGGTATGTTTGGTAGTTTAACTAATAGTTCTTCTAGCGGTACTCCTATAGCATTAATATATGGAGAACACAGAATAAGTGGTCAATTTTTAAGTGGATATATAAGTTCTATCTCTCATGGTAGTGGTGATCCAGTTAGTGTGGGAGGTCAGTTTGATGGCGAATAAACATTTTGTAAATTATGATAATACTCTTGTCCCACAAATTAAAGGTGCAAAAGGCGGTGGTAAAGGTGGCGGTGGCGGAGAACCTCATACTCCAGTAGAACATCCTCAAAGTCTATTTTCTACTGATATTCTTTTTGTAGTAGTAGGTTTAGGGGAAGGTCCAGTATATAGAATTAATCCTAATGGACCTCAAGATATTGAGTTAGGTGATAATTCTATTGATGATCTAGTAAATCTAGATGGTAACGGTCTTGAGAATCAACAAAAATTTAAAACTCTATCTACTACTGGTACCACTGTACAAGGTAGATTAGATGTATTTGGAGAAACTACTACTACACCTCAAAACTTTGCATCTCCTGTTAGTTTAAAAAGCGGTAGTTCAGGCATACCTGCATCTGGAGTTACACTACAAGAAACATCTGCTAAAGACTGGGATGCTTTAGACTTCATGTTTAACATTGGATCTTTACAAAAAATTACTGACAAAGGCGATATACTAAATCACAGTTTATCTGTAGCTATTGATGTATTTGATCATACAGGTTCTACTATAATTGCTAGGGGATCTCGTAGTATAACAGGAAAAACAACTGTTGCTTATAAATTTACTATAAAAATTCAAATACCTGAAGCTAGTAAAAATACTAATGGTTATAGATTCTCAGTAAGAAAAACCTCATCTGATTCTTCTAGTTCAGGTGTGACTGATGATGTAAAATTACTTGCATGGAATGAGATTGAAAATTCTCCACAAGCATATCCTAGAACTGCTCATATAGGTTTTGCATTAAAAGCTACTGATGAACATAGTGGTATTCCTACTTTTACTAGCTTAGTAAAAGGATTGGTACATAAAGTTCCTTCAAACTATAATCAACCTACTTTAGCTAGTGGAGAAATAGACTGGAGAATGATAGAATGCCCTGCTACAGGTGCTAATAGCCCTCAAACTGCTGGTTATTTTACGCAACAAACAGGATCTGTAGTCCAGACTAGTGCTACTATTAATATTTATAGAGGTACTTGGGACGGTAGTTTTGTATATTCTTGGTCTCAGAATCCCGTATGGATTATATTTGATATATTAACTAATAAAACTTATGGTCTAGGTATCCCTGATACTACTATTGATAAATATAGATTTTATCAGATAGCACAATTCTGTGATGCCTGTGATTATGCTACTGGTAACTTTGTTGGAGTAGACGGTATAGCCGATGGTACATTTAGAAGTAAACCTAGAAATACTTTTACAAGTTCAAGAGAAAATCAATTAGGTATATCACAAGGTACAAAGATTAGAGAAAGAAGATTTACACTAAATACTGTTATTGCTGATCAAAAAGCAGCTTTTGATACTCTTAATGCTTTAGCTTCCAGTTTTCGTGGGGCTATAATTTATGCACACGGTAAAATTACATTAGCTTGTGACTTACCTGATGAAACTCCTGTTATGGTATTTAATGAAGCAAATATAGAAGATGGCAGTTTCATTATTTCAGGTAATAAAGAAAGTGAAGTGCTAACAGGAGTTGATGTCAGCTATATTGATCCCGGTAATCACTATAAACGTGAAACTGTGCGTATAGATCAATTAGGCAGTAATGATGGTATTAACAAAACTGAGATAGAAAATATAGAATCTTTAGACATACCAGGTATTACTAGACGTGGACAAGCACTTAGGTATGCACAGTATCAAATAGCTTCTTCTAGATATTTAAGAAGAACTACTACTTTTAATACTAGCACAGATGCCTTACAGTTAGTACCAGGAGATGTTATTGCTGTATCACAACAATCAAGTGGTGTAGCCTATGGTTACGGTGGTAAAATTAGAGTAGACTCTCCTGTTCAATCAAGTAATACTAATGTATTTATTGAACATTTTACTGTTCCCTCACTTAATAATATTAATTTTAATGCTAATACTGGGCCTTTAGTGCTTAGAGTTGTAAAACTAGCTTCAGATAGAATAGATACTTATATATTATCTAATACTAAATATGCACTATCTACTACAGATGCTGTAACTACTGGTGTTGACCGAGGTATACTAAACCCTATCAAAAGATATAATCCTATAACTAGGGTATGGGATGCCTATACAGCATTTACTTCTAATACTGCTCCTTCAAAAGGAGATTTATGGACTTTTGGTGAAATAGAAGCAGAAGGCGATATTTATCGTGCAAAGAGTGATAAACTATTTAAAGTAACAAATTTAGATAGAGAATTACAAGAGAATAAAATTAAAATTTCTGCTACTGAATATATTTCTAATGTCTATGTAGATTCTGATAAGTTTATTGACTATAGACCTACTGCATATACAGATATACAGTCTTCTTTATCTGTGCCTCCTGTGCCTAATTTTAGTTTTGCTAAGAGTGCTAGAAGAACTTTAGATGGTTCTGTAATTGTTGATGGAGTATTAAAAACTTCAACAGATCAAGATGGTTTTGGTCTTACTTATATTACTGAATATGAAATGTCTAAACCTTTGGGAGAGTCTTTAGTAGCTAATGCAAATCTTTCAGGAATAAGCGGGCAAGTAGTACATATTGAGCAAGCTAATGTATTTGTTGGAGATATAAATCCTGTAACTTTAGCAGGTAAAAGTGGGTATAGTAGTCCTGTAGGCGAAGTTAAATTACTATGCACTGCTGTTAATGTTATAGATACTTCTGGCGGTACTTCAGATGGTAATATAGAATTTACTTTAGAAGGTTTTGGGCAAGTATTTGATGAAAACTTTCAATGTAGTATATTAGATGCTAATGATAATGCTATTTTTGGGGCACTAAAAGGTACAGACCATATTACTATTCCTATAATTGAAAAGTCTCAACAACAAGGGTTATTAAACTTTGTCGGCTTTGCAGGGACCGTAACAGATCTTAGCCAACCGATTACAGGATTTACTCTTGCTACCGATAAATTAAAAATAGAAAATAAAAGAACCAGTGGTGTAACTTTGGTTAATAAAATACCGTCAGCTCCTTTTTACGTAAATTTAAATCAACTTGTAGATTCTAGACATTATTCTAATAATAGTTTTTATGTAAGAGGCTCAGAATCTACTTATATAAAAAGTGGTGAAATAAATGGTAATGATACTACTACTATTGATTTGCCTGTACGTCCTAGAGATACAGCTTTTGTTAGATTATTTGTAGACGGTACTCAAAGAAGTTCTGGACAATTTGTTCTTAATAATGATAACGTTCAAATGAATGCAAATGTAGTATATACAAGTGACGCTACTGAGACAGCTTTTAGAGCAGAGGTAGATTATTATAGTGTACCTATTTTTGAAATAGGAGATAATGTACAAGTTTCTCATGCTAATGTATTTAGTATAGCTACTACTAGTTATGATCCCCTTTCTCCTAAGTATAATGCAGCTTTAACTGCTAATTATATATATAGAATACATACTAGTACAACTCCTAAAGCTAATATAGGTGGTTTAAACTTTACAAATGTTAGTCTTGATCCTGTAGGTAAAATAGGTAATGCCGCAAATGGATCAGGAACTTTTGAGTATGATACTGCTGTTTATCCTGGAAGATTTACTTTAGCTAATAGTAGAATATATCATTTAGAAACTGGTTCTGACTATGAAGCTATATTCTTAACTAAAGATAAAATTATACCAAACTTATTACAAGGTACTACATCTATTCGTGCAAGAAATAAAAGTAGAGGTGGTAGGCTTAGCGCTTTCAATACTAAATCTGTAAATGTTCAACCTATTCCTATACAAAAAGTACTAAATGCTACTATTGTAGAATCTTTATATCGTGAGCAAACTGGTGGTGTTGCTGTTAGAGTAACAGTACAATTTGACCATATTGAAGGGCAAGAAGTAACTGACTATGAAATATCTTATAAACTAGATTCTATAGATGATGTAGGTGTAGATGATGGTGGTGCTGATTTAACTTCTTTTAATACTGTAAAAGTCCCTGCTACGGGAGTAGATAATGATGGTAAAATTAGATTTACTGTTAATGGTATTAATAGAGGACTTACTAGTGACACTAGAAATGTAATATTTAGAATCGTACCCCTAAATAAAGATTTAAGAGGTATAACTGCTTCTTTAACTAAATCTGTTATTGGTAAAACAGCTACACCTGAAAATATATTTAATTTTACTGGCGGCCAACAGACTGATCAGATTACTTTGTTGTGGTCTTATCCGCGTACCAATGATGGAGAACTAAAAGATATTGACTTAAAAGAAGTAGTTATTAAGCGTTTAGCAGGTATACAATTAGCCACCGTTGCAAATTTTGTTGTAGCAGATAATCTAGTTACTGTTTCTGCAGGTACTGCTCGTAAATCAATTCCTATTGATACTTTTGGAGAATTTACTTATCTTGCTAGAACCAGAGATACTAGTGGTAACTTTAGTGATGGTGTAGTTGTTATAACACTAACTACTTCTCGTCCTGTTAGAAGTACTGTAATAAAAGCTTATAATGAGGACGCACCTACTACTGCTTTTGCAGGTAGAACTAATGATAATAGTGCGGAAGCTAATTTTCCTTCTTTTACTACTTCTAACAGTGGTGGATTAGCATTTGTGAATAAAGGTGATGGACGCCCTAGTTCTATTGTTGATAATGCAAACGGTACTTCTACTGGTTTTTCAGCTACTACTAGTGCTACTGATTTACTAGCTACTGAAGCTGCTGTGTATATAACTTCAATTAGAGATGCTGGAGCTACCATTACAGGTGCTATATTTGTAGATATAGAAGGAACTCAGGCAGCAGAAACTACTTTTAACGATTCTAAAGAAACATATTTGTCAGGAGTTACTGATGTTTCAGGCACTGCTGGAGTACTAAAAGATGCAAGTTTTGGTGGAATTGGTACTGTACTAGGATTTAGTAATACAGCTGTAGTTAGTCCTAGATTTGATTCAAACAATCAAACTTTTATGAGTGGTGGTGCTTCTGGTAATGTATTTGCTATCTGGGATGACGGTAAATACACAGGTAATGTGATAACTATTACTGGAATTACCAAAGCTAGTCCGGCAGTAGTAACAACTAGTGGTAGTGAGCATGGACTAGTAAATGGTAATAGAATTATTATTCATGATGTAAACGGTATGACTCAGATAAATGATAGAGAACTATATGTTAATAGAGTAAATGCTACTAGTGTTCAATTATATACTAATGCCGCTAGAAGTGCAGCACTTAATTCAAGTGGCTTTGGTACTTATGTTTCTGAAGGAGTATTAGATCAAGGTGACT